GTAGCGAGCCACGTATGCGCTCAAGCTGGAAATATCGCTGCTGGTATCTAAATAAATTGTGGTACAGTTTGCACCTTCGCCTACTAATTTAGCATAGGCAGGAACGATAATAGTTTCTGTTATTTTGTAAGTACCGGCTGGGAAATACAAAGTACGGCGGATCTGTGTGTTGGCTTCTACACAGTATAATTGGAACAAGGCACGATTAATGGCTGCTGTGTCATCAGCAGCACCGTCACCGACAGCACCAAAATCTCTAACATCTGCAAAGTCGTCCAGCTTGGCTTGTACTGTGCGTACCACTGGATCACTGGCTGTAGGACCTGTTTGTGCTGCATAGCCAACAGCAATGTCTTTGTAGGTGTAGTTGCTGACTGCTGTAATGTCTGAAAATTCTGTTAAGATCTCAGTATTTCCGATTACTGGGGCACCTTCTTGCAATGTACCGTTACCGATAAACAACTGTCGAGTATCAACAGCCCAGCCCAATTCAGCGCCAGCCAGCTGCGGCAGGTTTTCTATTAACCCTTTACGGTTGGTAATTCTAGAGATTTGTACAATGGCCATTTACGTATACCTATTTGATTAGGTATTTATGCTGTTAGATAGTACAGCTCAACTCGCTTGGTCCACTCATCAGTCCAGTAGTCAAATTCGTCACCTTCAATGACAAATTCCAAGTACTGTGGTTTAGTGTAGGTTTGATCTTCCAAGAGTTTGGGCTGCACAGCCATTAAAATAACACCGGTGTTGATGTCTGTTCCGTGCATTTCATTGTGGGCTTGTGCGTATGCTGCCAACTGCAAGAAGTAGTCAGTGATGTACTCACGCTTCTTGACCTTGTTGCTTTGTTTGAAGTCCATGATAGCAGGTCGGTCTTTCCATTTACCTACCAAGTCTGTAGTACCAGCATATAACCCACTATAATACACAGGAACTTCTGTACCCCAGAATTCTGTGGCATTTACCAAACCTTGCAAGATAATTTCGGCTGCCATGAACCAACTTGGGTGTGCAAATGGGTTGCTGGGCAAAGGCTTCATTTCGTCCATCATCACATAAGTTTCCAAGTAGGCATGCATGCGTGTGCCTCTGTTGGCTGCTTCTGTGGTGATTTGCTGGGCACGTTGTTCACCTACATTCTTGCGCCAGTTGGCCAAGGCGTCGCGATCTTTCTGCGGCTTGGTGCGGTCCAGGACGGTTGTTACACTGGGTACTTTCTTGCCATCAGGCAAGCAATAGTGTCTCTTGCCATCCACAGTGGTTCTGTCAATGGGCACATAATTATATCGTTGTGTTATCATTAGATTGTAAAACTCTCGCCACATCCGCAGCGAGCCGATTCCTTGGGGTTGGAAAAATCAAAGCCTTCGTTGAGACCTTGACGTGTGTAGTCTATTTCTAAGCCGTCGATATAGGCCAAATCTTTGCTATTGACCCAAACTCTGGCACCGTCTCGCTCATACTCAGTCCAGTCCCAGGTACAAGGTGCTTCATCCATATATTCTAGCACATAGGCCAAGCCCGAGCACCCTGTGGTTTTAACACCCACTCGAATGCCCACACCTGATCCACGCTTGGCTATGTTGCTGACAATCTTCTTTGCTGCTGTTTCAGTTATGGTTATCATGTTTATTTCTGTAGTCTGCTATGGCTGCACGGACAGAATCCTCGGCTAGGATGGAACAATGAATTTTTACAGGCGGGAGAGCCAACTCCTCAGCAATATCCATATTACGAATTTCTAATGCTTGGTCAAGAGTTTTCCCTTTGACCCATTCAGTAACCAATGACGAACTGGCAATGGCCGATCCGCAGCCGTATGTTTTGAATTTTGCATCTGTAATAATGCCATCTAGAACTTTAATCTGTAACCTCATTACATCTCCTCTAACCGCAAGCTGGGGCACCGACTAAGCCGGTCCCAACTTGCGCATCTCCTTTATCAAATGTTCCTACATTTCTTGGATTTTCATAATGGTCCAAGACTTCTTTTGAATATGCCATTTCAATCTCCTATAATAGATTGTACTACATCATCTGGTTGAAAACTATCCCATTTTTTGCGATTTTCTTCGCCCAGTATAAATCTTAAATTATTTCCTTATCTATAACATTGACACACACTATCCCAGTATAGCACTGGTGGGGGATTGGGATCCACGTAAGTGTTGGGAGGTGTGTAATACACCGGGGGTGGTGCATAAACAGGCGGCGGAGGTGCATAATAAATCAGAGGAGGTGCGTAGTAAGGTCTTGCTCCATATGTGAGAGCGCCGCCAATGATGGCTCCACCCAAAAAGGCTGCTCCGCCCCAGGCCCATGCATTGTTGTAGCCACGATTGTAACCGTTGTTGTAGCCGCGATTATAACCATAACCGCCGGCTTGGACAGTGCCCACAACAAAAATTGTTAAGATTAAACTGAGAAGTATTCGTTTCACGATAGGCCTCCTTGGACTATATTGCTATTTAATATTATACACGAACTCTTTGATAATATCGACTGTTTTGGGGCTCATTACCACTTCATAATGATTGATGTAAAGCTCTTCGAATTGCATTTCGGAACGATGCCTCATGCTGCTTATGGTTACCACTCCATCATTGGGTTGCATGATCCAAGGACTATCTCCACGAGTGGTTATTATGTTTAACCATGGATGTTGTATTCTAATTTTTCCGGCAGTTTTCATCGGAGTACTACTAGGGCCGATATCGCGCAATAGACGATTAAACGGTAAGAAGTATTTGGCATAGTCAGCTGATTCGGCGCCACCATATGGTGTGCTCATTGTTACTGCACCAGAAACTCGATCTGGAAAAGCATCAGCTAGATGTAGTGCGTATATGCCACCTAAGCTGTGGCACACAAACACAATCTCTTCAATGTTGGACACAATGCGTTTCATGTCATCGAGATTACGATCAAATCCATTTTGGCTGTCGTACTCTATGACAATTTCGTCATGGTGGTTGAGGTGGTGCCGAATGTAATTAAAGCTATCCCCGGTGGCACTGGCACCGTGAATATAAACAAGATTCACGATCGCTTAAAGAAACCCAGTATCTTGGATTGAATGGCTTTGGCAAAATCAGGTTGTGGAAAGTTCCATCCAACAAAAGCACCTAGTAATAACCAGAAAATTGTTTCTAACATGTTAAAGTCCTTTTTTGTTTAGTGCCCGCTTGGCCATTGTGTCAACAGTGTCGCGAGCCTGATCCACAGTCATGTTTGGTGCACCTTCTACAGCACCTTTGAATATGATTTCGGTGTCAGTGACATCGGCAATTAATTCATTTAGCGGAGCCTGCTGAACCAGATTGCGCAGTTGAGAGTCAGTTAGGCTGACACCTATGTTGTTGGCCAATTCAAGAAATGCAGCAATAGATATTTTCTTTTGTGCATCTGTATCTTGCGCACGTGCCAACAAAAACTGGCTTAATGCAGCCAGTTCTGTTGTGCTTTGTGTAGATACGTCGAATTCGTCAAGTCGCATTACTTGGTTTTCTTGGCAAAAGGATTTTTCTTTTTGTCCGCAGCAGCCTTCTTCATTGATTCTTTCTTGTTGCCGTCTTTGTCTAAATCAATGTAGTCGGGTTTAGCAGCTTCGGCTACGTCACGGCGTTCACGACCCAAGCCGGCACCACCTAACGGTGTTGGCTCTTCTTCGTCAGCTGGTGCAGCTTCAGCATCGACATCAAGTTCGGCTCCTATTTCTGGGGCAGGCTCAGCGTTTAAGTCAGCACCCATGTCTGCAGCAGGCTCAGCACCTGGTACAACTGGAGCAGTACCTGTCAATGTGCCTTGTGCGCCTTCTAAGGCTGTCTTACCTTGTTGCACACTGGACAACAACTGTGTAAGTGCGGCAGCAGCAGCTGATTGATAAGCAGTGGCTTGATCAACACCCATGTCGTTCTTGATTGAATCTGTCAAGGCTGGCAGATCTTTAAACTGCATGGCGCTGATCTGTTCCAGCATTTTTTGTACTTGATCAACCATGTCTTGTGCAGCCAACACAACTTGAGCTTGTTGGATTTCGCTTTCGCGTAGTCTGCGACGTGCTTGCATTGATTCTTTCTGCATAGAAGCAGTAGCAATGGCTCCCACCAGCTTTTGCTCTTCAGGATTGAGAGTTTGGCCAGCTTGCGATTTTTTCATTGCAGCTTGAACTTTGGGATCTTTGGGATCAACAGCCATGGTAGGTTCTGTACCTGGTGCTGCCGGAGCTGGCATAGCAGCCTCGTGCAGGCGTCCTTTGAGACCAGATTCAAGCATAAGCAGTTTGAGATAAGCAGGATCACGTTCGCTTGAGTGCGATGCAGCACTGGATCTGTGCTCATTGATCAGCCCACGCACACGCATCAGCATATGGCGTGATTCACGCAGAGTAAGATTATTAAACGAAACGGTTTGACCCAATCGTTGTTCTAATACTTGTGCTGCTTTATCTTGTTGTTTGAGTGCGTCTAGTTCGTGCAGTTTCATCGCGGTTGAATCCTTGTATTTGCCAGTATTTAGCCAAATTGACACATTTAGTTAATTGTTTTTCTACTGTGTACATTGTGGTTTTTTTGGTTGTTAGCTTAAGGTGCGCAACTTCTTTACGCTCTACATTGCTAATGGTTTTTAACAAAGACTGTCGTACAGCAATGTCATCAGACATGCGTAGTTTTTCTTTGTCTAGGCTTACCAAGCGATAAGCCAAGTTAATCTGTTGATATTTGTCAGCAATACACCAGCTGAACGCAATACGCAAGGAACTGAAAGTTTTTGGATCGTAGCGACGTTTTACAACATCAAACGTACCGGAGGAATTTTTTGTTATTGTATAAGTGTCAAAAACATGATATTGATTGTTGTCACAGAATATTAAATTATCTTTAATCTGTTCAAAATCTTCTTCTACCAGCTTTTCCAGCTGTTTTAAAACAGCATCTTGTTTCATCGGATCACGTAGTGCATCAGCAAGTAACCAATAGACGCTACCAGCACACCGATGACGGCAGTGCCCCATTTGATGATTTGATCATTGCGCTTGTTGACAACTTCGTCCATCATACTGCGGATATCAGCTACCATTACATTCATGGCACTGACAGTGGATTCAACTGTTTCCAGTTTGTTTTCAAGAAAACGATAGCGTTCTGCACACAGTTCCACGTGTGCTTCCAAACTCTTTTTTTCAATATCAGTTGTGTCAACCATAACGGATCCTTAGACAGATTATTTATGGTCAATCTGCTGAACAACGTCAAACCAGATGTTGGCATCAGTCCCGGCTGTAGACAAAAAATCAGCGTTGTCCTGAGATTCTCCAAGCCCAGTTATCATAGGAACGCCGTCACAATCTGCTATTAGATATCCCACAGGGTTGTTGTCGAAGGCGACGGAACCAGGATCAACTACAT